AGACAATCGGTGTCGATATGTAGACCCATTGTTCTCAACCCTTCCACATGGTTTGTCTGAAGCTTTGGTCTCCTTAGCTGGGGATTTTTACCGTGTTATTGGCACTGTTTCTAGTGTTGATAAGTCGGTTCGCAAGTTTGATGTCAAAGCAATCCGGGATTTTGACCCTGGTCTCTTTCAGGAGGCGTTACTATATGTTCATGAGATGTATGGTGCGGCTCTTGAGGTGACTCGGTCAGCTTCTCTTGATGAGGTTGTTGCTGATATCGATATGCTTAAGTCTAGTGGTGCCCCTTGGGGCACCCTTGGATATAAGGACAAGCGAGCCTTCTTTGCTTCGGAGTATTGTAGGTCTATCCTGCAATTAGATCCTCTTCTCCTCCTGCCTTCCGTATGGAAGCTCTTTCCGAAGATAGAGTGGTATCAGGCTTTAAAACTTGATGCTGATAAGGTGAGAACGATCGTCACTCCACCCGTACCTTTATTGGTTCATTCAAAGATGCTGTATATGCACCAGAACGAGGCGTTAAAGGGGGTGGGTTTTAGTGCTTATGGGTTCAACCCCTATCGGGGTAGGGTCCGTACTATGGCCGAGAGTCTTCTTCGCGAGGCTGGTCTCTTTGTTTATTACGACATTGTGGGCTGGGATCGTGTTCTCTCTATTTTGAAAGAAGTGCATGATATGCGTATGGTGTATGTAGCACAAGAGGACCTCGTACTCGCTCGGTGGGTCCAGGAGATGACTTAATAGTTATATCCTCCTGCCGAATGGCGATGTTATTTTCCTAACTGTCGGGAATCGTTCTGGTAGTGGTACCACCACAACTGACAATATTCTCGCTCACTCGATTCAGCTTGCTTACACATTGATTGTGCTGTATGAGGGTGATTTGGAAATGGTTCGTCGTGTTGTCGCCTATCTTTTTGGTGACGATGATGTGATGAAGTTGCCTGGTTTCACCATGGCTGATGCCAAGCGTGTCGAGCAGATCTTCGTTGACTGTTTTCGTTCGTTTGGTATGGAGTTTGATCCATTCCAGATAACCGACACCCTAGAAGGAGTCGAGTTCTTGGGGTTCAAATTCCATTTACATGAGATGGGCTGGATACCTCAGTATAACGCTGAGCGTCTCCTGGCCTCCTTTTGTTACACCATCCAGAAGCGCATTGATAATTCGTCTTCCTTATCGAAGGCGTGGACTCTTTGCGTTATGGCTGCTGGTGGAGATCGCAACACTTTTGACTTGATGTCAACGGCTGTTCAACATTTCTTGCTCAGTTTGAGAGACGAGAATGATCCGACGATATTGGCATTTTGTGCTGTTGGTGCTCCAGTCTATGAAGATTGTATTCGCTTTTTCCTCGGTTACGAGGGCGGGGCAGATATGACTTTATTCGACGAACATGTTGAAGCAGATTTCCGTTTATGGAGGTAGGTTTGGGTTTAAATTGATATTTGAAACAACATGAATCGTGTAAATCGTGGGGAGAAAATCCTTAGTAACCTAGCCTCTAAGGGGGCTTTAACACCTTCGGGTAAAGATTGGCTTACTGCCGCTCTCGACCCTATGCATGACAACCAGCTCCAGAATCTGGAGGGGTGGCCTGATGTGGAAACTGCGCCTAGCGTGGTTCGCTGCATCAAGCAATCTATTACAATAGCTACACCGTATACTACGACTAGCAACTGGGATTGTCATATTGTTGCTTGGCCCTGGGCTAACCAGACCGGGTATTCCGTGTCTGCTTCCACCAGGAACAACAATCATGTCCAAACGGCTACAAGCGTGCTACCCCAAAATAACTTTGGGTTAGGTGGCGTGCAAGCGTTTGCGACATTACCAAACCAACCGTGTACAACGGGTAGTACCCAGGTCGGTACTATTGATCTCTCTGCGGACTACTTAACTGGTCCCTGTAGGATAATTGGCCAGGGTGTTGAGGTTGTCAACACTACTTCCGACCTAAATCGTCAAGGGCAGGTTACCGTATACCGGCAGCCTGAGTGTCGTATGGAGCCCCAGAACTTTCAGTTCGGGGATGGTACTGGAGCACCAGCTAGGGTCACCCAAGTTGGTGCTACATGCCAGATTTTCCGTCCGATGCCCTCGACTACAACCACTGCCATGCTATTGCCTGGAACTCGACAATGGAAAGCTGCAGATGGCGTATATATCGCTGTCCCCTTTGTGGGGCAAGATAATCCACCTCTTAGTGCTGATTATATTCAGCCTCTTATCCAACATGATGGCACCATTGAGGACACTGTGACTTACGTCCAGGATGCCTTCGTTGCCAACAATGTTGGATTGCTGAGCGTACCTACGTTCAATGATTATGCTTTGACAACGGGTATTATTACTAGTACCTGTGTTGCTCAGCATTTGTTTCCCCAGCACCAAACTGGGGCTATATTCACTGGTCTGTCGGCGACAAGTACGTTGACTTTGACTGTGAATTATTACTTGGAATCCTTTCCAGGGCCCGCGGAACCGGGTATTCTTGTTCTTGCCACTCCTAGTGCGCAATATGACCCTGTTGC